GATTGGAGTCATTGCTCTAGGAGCAGTACGATCATTCCAATCACCTTGCGCCCAAAGGAAATAATAAATGTAGGGATCATAAGCACCCATTGCCATTTTAACATAGCGTGTAAATTTATTTCGCACTTCAAAATTTTCAAAGTCTCGATATAAATCAATTCCGCCTTGTTTAATAGGATCATCATCCGGCAATGCTAGGAACTCTTGTATGGCCTGATACACTGGTTTCCAATGTATAGGATAACTCATATCCTCAAACGTAAAGCCCGGAGCCATCCATGTGCCTTCTTTAGCAAACTCTCTTGCTTCGGCAAACCCTCGATAAATTTCTGGTTGGAGTCGATCGAACGTATCCATATCAAGATATTGTTCTAGATCGTAGTAGGGCTGATTATTGATTCCTTTTATCATGAAAATATTTATTGCACCGATTAACCACCAACTAAATATCTGAAGCAAGGGACATTATATGAATTTAAGATTTGTTGGAAATTTTAAAGATTGGATTCAACCGGAATGGTTAGAATATTTTAAAAATAATCAAGGGCAGGCAAGACCTCCTTCGTGTCCAGTTGATGAATATCATACTCGTGTTTATCAACGTGCTGCTGAGTGCGGATATGATATGAATGCTGTTCATTTTTGGTATTTCAAACACACCGATGTTCCTTTTGATATTGTGCCACCGTGGATTACCAGCAGTGATTATTATTGGTGGATGGTTAAAATGCTACCATCTCAATATATGAATATGCATGAAGATCCAGATGTTGAAAAACAAGTTATTAGATACTGGATGCCGTGGACTGATTACGAGCCCGGGCATGTGTTTATTATCAATAACGAAATGATTACAGATTACAAAGCAGGTGATGTATTTGCTTATGTTAAACAAGATTCATATCACGGTTCTGCAAATATTGGTTATACTCCAAGGTTCGTATTACAAGTAACTGAATTTTTTGACTGATGGATTACGAATACTATTATAACAATATTCCTGGTCACGGACTTTGTAGAAATAATCTCATATATACTAGTCTTATATCTAAGGACAAAAAAACTTTTGTTCAGTGGTATTACAACGACACAGAATATCACAAAGGTCAGAATCAGGTAGTTGATTCTAGCAAGATGGAAGAAAAATGGTTGCGTGAAATAAACTTCATTACTCAGATGCGTAATGCATTTCCAGACCTAGTACCTACAATTGTTAATATAGATTTAGAACGTCGAAAATTATATTTAAAAATAGACGGACCTGACTTTTGGGAGCAGGCCGAATGCGATCAAAAAAACTACGATAAAGTGTTGCCCGATTGGCAAGAACAAATGCTCAACATAATTAAAGCACATAGGAAACTAGGAATCTACAAATATAGTATGCACCCTAGCAGTTATTTTGTTGTCGACGGCAAATTAAAAAGTATCAATTATTTTTTTGCCTATAAAGAGTCTGAACCAAATTTTAGTATTGCTGATGTTGAAAGTCATATCTATTCTACACGCCAAGATGAAATGCGCAAACATATAAAAAGTTTAGGTATTGATTGGAACACTCCTCAAAGTTTTGATCTAATGACAGAACTATGTTGGGAAAGTTTTCGAACTAACTATCCAGCAGATTTTATTGAGAAAGCAAAATGTATAAAATAGTTCCGTGGTCAAAAGATTTAGATTTAACTGAATTTTATCAACAAGCAGAATCTCGAGGATTTAAAAATAATTCTAGTCAGCAGGCGTTGGTAGATTGTTTTAATAATGAAAAAGAAAAACAAGTGTGGATCTTATATTTTAATAATCAACCTGTTGGTAGCGTTGCGGCACATAGTTTTGATGATGTAATGGGTCCGGATAGTTATAGAATAGCTGCTCGAACCTGTGTATTTACAGATCAATTAGAAGGACCTTATGGATCTGCATTAAGAACTATAAGCGTAATTACAAAGCATCAAAACCCAACAGCACAATTTTTAATCCCAGCCTGTATTGAATGGACACCTCCGTGGGCAAACTTGTACATAACGTCAAATCAAAGTCCTGTAGGCACTCAGCGAAGAGTGCATAATATTTTTGGACCTGCTCTTGAAAGACAAGGTGTGATGAAAAAAATTAAAGATGTTGTTTATCGAGGAACAGAACAAACCGTATGGCAATTGTTTCCGGATAAATTTTATGAAGAATTAAACAAATATCCTAGGTGGCAATAATGGAAAAATATCAAGTATTTGATTATAAAATAGCAAGGACACATTGTGACGATACAACCATTTATAAAGGTCCAGAAATAACAGAAGGCCTTGATAGATTATTTTCAGATCCAAATTTATGTCCGTGTTTAGAAGATCAAAACGGTGTAGGTATTAGTACGTTTAGACTTAAGGATTATTTTTTATTTAAAGATGTATCTGGTATTGAACCATTTAAACAATGGTTTGAAAATCAGGCTCTTCAAGTTGCTGATTATTTTGGACATCCTAATGCCAAAGGTGTTACATATTACAGGGCTTGGACAAATAAAATTTTTAAAGGATGCTCGGGGAATGTGCATGATCATGATCCCGATAGTCATGCTATGGCAGTATTCTATCCGTTGGCTCCCAAAGGTAGTGCAGATTTTGGATTAGTTAAAGACGGATGGGCTCATGCAAGAAATCATGAAATAAAACCAGAAAATATTTCTTGGCAAAATGTCAAAGAAGGTGATTTACTTTTTCACGAAACTAGAGCTTGGCACACCGTGTCAGAACATAACAGCGAAGATCCAAGAATAGTATTTGTTTTAGAATTTAGTTATTTAGAATAAAAAAAAGGAGCCTAGGGCTCCTTTTTTAACATATGCAAATCAATTAAGGTGCAGTGGCCATTTGTCGCCAGCCGCCAGCTAGATAAGCTACAACAACTTTCTTACCAGTACCCATTGGGTTCCAGCTTGTTCCGTCTGCGATAGCAATCATACCTTCTGCTGGTGTTGCTGGTGCAGAAGTTAACACAGCTAATTTAGCAAAACCGTTAACATCTAAAGTTGCTCCAGGCTGGTTAAATCCGTTGTTAATTCCAACGTATCCTCTAGAATCCATTAAGAATGTTTTTGTTAGGTGTGTAATATTACCATCACTAATTGAGGTAAAACTAATACCACCAGGAACAGCTCCGGTTGTAACAGAAGCAAATGGATCAACGCCCATGCCCATAATACATGCAGGAACATAATTAGATCCGTCATGCGCAAAGAAAATGTCTGCTACAAGTCTGTCAGCAGTTTGAACTGCTGTTGGAGTTCCTAGTGTTCCTCTAGAAATATAATATGATGTACCAGTAGAATATACACCGTCTGTAATAGCATTAACGTCTGTATGATTTCCTGGTTCTGGAATGTTTCTTACAATCGTTGAGATATCAGTATTAACAGAATTTTCAATGGTTAAGAACGGTCCGTTAACACTAAGGGTAGTAGTTGTAACATCACCAGTTATGTTGCCAGTTACGTCACCAGTTAAATTTCCTGTGAATACTTTTGTAGTGGCATTATATGCAGTAGTTGAATCAGTAGCTAATACGTTACCTTTAACATTTCCTGTTACATTGCCTAGTACATCACCGGTTAAATTACCAGTTACATTACCAGCTACATCTCCGTATACGTATCCGTTATGATCGCCGGTTGTATTACCAAGTAAATTACCTGTAAATCCGCCTGCTGCTGTTATAGATTTAGTAGTTGCATTAACAATTAATGTGCTATCATCGCCTACAATATTAATATTGTAATTCATTCCAGCAATAACGCCATCGCCGGTTCCGCCCGATCCAATAGCAACTCCGCCTACGGTTGAACCGGCTGGAAGATTAACAGCACTTCCAACAGATGTAATTGTTGCTGTTCCTAAATGTAGGCTAGAACCAGAAAGATAAAGATCTTTAAATCGTAAACCAGATGTACCGATGTCATATGCTGAATCAGCATCTGGAACAATATTACCTTTAACGGTTCCGTTTAAATTAATATATCCATGTAGTGCATCAACTAGTAAAGAGCTGTCATCGGCTACTAAACTTCCATTGAATGCTGATGCTCTAATTACACCCTGGTAATTAGATAAATCTGGGTCAACGACTGCATCAATAGTCCCTGCGGTTCCGTTATAGGTAAACGAAATCCCTGTGTGTGACCCACTTGTAAAAATTCCTGCGGCTTGGTCTCTTACGTCGCGAGGTGTGATATTAACTGATGCAATACCACCAGCTGTTTCGCCGTCTCCGACATAAATTGTACCTAAATCGGTATCGTAAACTAGCTCTCCAGCCTGGGGAACAATTGCTTGGCGTTGTGCGGTATTCCCTCTTCTAATCTGTAAAGGCATTATAAAAACTCCTGGATTTTAGTAGCTAATATATTTATGCCAGCCAAAAAAATAGGACTCCGAAGAGTCCTATTAAGTGCGTAGTTTATGTCACATTGTAGGACCGTTGCCGTTCCTAAAACCTACTTCTCCGCCCTCTGCTTCAATGTTCTTAATAACATCTTCAAACAAGATGGGCGCAAAGTCCGGAGTTTGTTCTACGCATACGCAATGATATCTAGGATCAATCTCATCGCTGTATAATGTAGCACCTGTTTTAGCATCAATGCCACGTGCCTTCTTTACACGACTTGCATGTAAATGTCCGTGGATGTTAACTCCAAAACGACCTAAACTTGCTTCGTGTACAGGAATATGACTTAAGATCATTCCGTTCATAACGTGATATGCACGTAACTCTCGGAAATGTTGTCTGTAGTCTTCATCCTTGAAGATATCGTGGTTTCCACGTATTAAGACCTTGTCTCCGTTCAAACGATGTAAGATACCTAATGCCTTACGGTTAATAACAACGTCACCTAAGTGGTAAACCTTGTCAGTGGGCTTAACTCGTTCGTTCCAGGCCTTAACCATAGCTTCGTCCATTTCTTCTGGATCAGTCCACGGCCTTAACTTTGTAAAACCATCTTCTCGAGTGAAACGGCACACACCTGCGTGACCAAAGTGCGTGTCGCTAACTAAAAATACGCTAGGCATAGTGCCCTCCTTTCTTAAAGTTTTAACAATGCCATTGTGGCAGTTGATTCGTTTTTCATTCCTACGTAGTAGGGTCTGCTAGTATAGCCCCGTTCGTTCATCTTAGGCTTGCCCCAGAATGTCATATCCCAGCGCCAACCTTCTAATTCTTTTACAGCCTTTTCTATCTTGTTTGAATCAGAATTGAATCTTTCCACCAGAAAGGCATAGCGATAGCCTTTGTGATACAGATTGTGTCTGCGGTCTAATTTTATCAGTTTCACTTTGCCCTCCTTTCTTTAAAGTCATATTATACTACTCTTTGCTCAAAATGTCAACCACTCGTTGCTTTTCGTGCCACTGAAACATTTCGCCGCGGTTAATCCAATCTTGAACAAGTTCCGGACTACCGTAGCTTCCACGGGGAGCATAATGTATGATATAGTGTACAATATGTCCTAATGCTTCTTTGTTCCAGTGATCTGCACGACCAATAGCATCAAATACATTACCGGTAAGTAAAGTGGTTAAAAAACTTCCTGGAGCATAACCGTATTTCCAGTATCGATCTAATGCTTCTAGAGTATGTTGCGGAACAAGTTTGCCGTCACCTATCATCACCAATTCTCCACACCAGCAATTTCAACTTTAACCACAGCATTTCGATCATTGATTGTCATTTCCATGGTCAACGATAAAATGCTACCAATACCACTAGAATTATCTGCTTCTAGTTTGTAATTTTTGGCATCGGGAAATTCTTCCATCACTACCAAAATTTTTTCTACTTCTTGTTTTGTGATATACATTAGATATCTCCTTCACGCTCTCTACGAGCTTTACGCTCTGCAGCCAGTGTAAAAACTTTTTCGTTGTCGTTAGTCCATTCTACGGTCTTAGGGAGAATGATCCCAAACTCGGTTGTATGACCGTTAATAGTGTGGGGCTCATTCTCGTCATAGGTCCAGCCCAGGGCCTTCATCATTTTGTGCTTGACTAGCAGGTTAGGGCTACGAAATGCTTCTGTATCACGGAAGCCCATCATCACTCCAACTTCTGCCACAGCACCCGAACGACAAACACCTGCTACACAATGAACAACAACATTCGTACGATTTTCAAATGCACGTTGTAGAAGTTCTACTATTTGATCAGCCTGTGCCTGTGTGATAGCGAACTCGCTAACATCAACCATTTTGCCGTCGCCAAAGTTGGTCATGCCATCTTCTTCAATGTCAAGGAACTCAAACTGATGCACTTCTTTGAAAGGGTAGCTAGGAGTAGGAAACTCCATAGCAGGATCAACAATTTGGATCAGCATAGAGTTAATACCCGCATCGATGTGATGACCTTTCTTAACATCGCTGAGCCAT